TCCCAATGTTCTTTCATGTCTTGTTCTTGTGTAGCCCAAGTTATGTTAGCTAAGTACTCCTTAGCAAATGCTTCCTCTACTTTTTTTCCTTCTTCAAGATAAGACATTTCAGTGGCCTAAATGACAGTGAGCATAATTAATATTAATATCAAAGCTAACCGCTAACATAAAAACTATACACACTATACACACTAGCGTTATCCATACTTCTTTATTCGTCATAATGATCCTGTATACCATGGCTATATTTAAAATTATTAATTAAATCTTCGTCTTCCATAGGCTCTTCATATAATCTTTGAAGTCCTTTGAGTGGCTTCTTGACTTTCTTAGGCTGCTCTAATTCTAAATCATCATCCATAATATCCTCCTAATAAAATATATGATTGTTAATAATAGTTCTTGGTTTCATGCCCCATTGATTATCCATCTTAACATTATGAAAGTAACTAGCTCCCTTGCTACTGTCTTTGATTTGTTGTTGGATAATTTTTTGAGATAATTCTATGAATGGTTTGAGTGTTTTGTAAGGCGGGACATGCTTTGTTTTTTTAGTCCATTCAAACTGGTGTGGTTTGAAAGTCTCAGAGCATATTTTCTTTTGGTCAAAGTCAGCTCTCCGATAAAGCACATACCCCACTGCCACTTGGCCAGAGATAGGTTCACCTCTGGCTTCATGGAACATAGTTAAACTCATACACATGACTGCTGCAACATCTAACATAAAGTCTCCTTTGCTTATGTAGCTTTCATGGTTTTACGTATATACATTCTATATACTGGGCGCATAATAAACTCATACACAACGTGTGTATAACTTTAAGGAGATTATTATGTGGACAAAACCAGCAGCTACTGAAATGCGCTTTGGCTTCGAAGTTACAATGTACGTAATGAATAAATAAGCCAAGCGTACAACGACAAGGCAATGCTTACGGAGATCTTTGTTGCTCTCCATATGCGTTGCCTTTTCTCTTTGGGTGACTCTAATGTCACCTCATATTCATATCCATTAAGCTCTTTAAATGAGCGTGGGAAGCGCCATTCAAAAGCATTGAAGTTAGTTTTTATTTGTTTCATTTGATTGTCCTTTCACTGTGTTGATGCGAGTGGCTTGCTTGCCTATGTATTGCATCTTTACTGTTACTGGTAAGCGGTTTAGTGTCGGCTGATTAACATCCACTAATGCTTTAAGTTTCGATATCTTATCCTCTTTTGTTAAGCTAGAATCAACTATCTTATTGCTCATTTCATCGAACTTTGCTTGCCATGTCAATACATCCGATAGCTCTAATGGGTCTTTTCCAGGGATAAAGAAGATAAATTTGTTAGTTTGTGGCTTTTTTGCAACACTGCCAGCTCTTTCTGTAGCTAAATTACCATCATCATCCTCTGGTGCTATACCACAGGCTGCCATTAAACTACCTCTGCGACAGTAAGTAAGTGATGCCATCACTCCATGCGGATCTATCTTAGATGCTGGGATGTGTAGGATACCACCACTTAAAGTCTCACCTGATTCATGGATAAATACAGTCTCTACCTTGACACCATCATCACAATCATGGGTCTTTTGTATAAGACCGATACCATTGTTATGTAATGCGTCAATGACTGCTTCAATACACCCTTCTAAGTTTACATACTTACTGCGGAAGTGTGGATTGGTAGCCGTTTTAATTGCTGGGGCAAACTCTTTCTGTGCTTTAATAAATGCTGCTGATATAGTTTTCATACTTTTCTCCTGTTGTTGTAATTGACTCATAACTTCTACTTCAAACCTATCAGAATCGTTCATATACGATCCTTAATAGATAACTTGGACTGCCTAATAACATACGCTTCTTTAGCGGGTACAGTTTTTGCTGGCTGTGCTTTGTATTGACGCATAGGCCATGAGATTTTGTAACGACCAGCATTACATACTTCGTGATCTCTCATATGTTCCATGATGTTAAGTTGCAGTCTATCAATGGCTTGCTCTGATTCTGCAATAGCTTCACGCAACATAATAATTTTCTCAGCTTGAATTTCAATTTCAGGCATATCAATCGTACTCTTTTCCGCATGATCAAACACACGACTCGCTTCAAAAGAATCATTGATCGGATACCATTCAATCTCTTGACTAACTTTGTAAGTGTCAAGGCGCTGCTGGAAATCCTCAACAGCGTTATGAATCATGTTTACTTGATCCTCATTGCGCTCATATAAAAAAACTTTAAGTTGAGTGCCTCGATATAAAACACATAAAGCACCCCACTTAGCTTTCATAATATCCATTTGGCCTTGAAGCTGAATCACACCACGATACAATGCTGGCGTGTCTTCAACGTCTTGGCCTGTTAGCTTTGCTTCTATGATGCCATAGCCATCTAGCTTAATTGAATCTACACCCATAACATAAATCCCTTTCGAGATGTCAGTATATATGACAGTATCATTGCCTGTGGCTGTCGCATCAAGGCTTGTAGCTAATGGTATATCAGCATGAAAATAAGGCTTGTCATGGCTTAACTCATCAATCTCAACGCCTAATCTCTTGCATGCTTCTGCGATGATTAATTTCTCAGTCAAGTTTCCCCATAGGATTGGTTCATTTTCTACAAACTCATTCTCAATCCCATTAATAGCATTCATTGAATACTTTAATTCATCATTAGGAGTTCTAAATTTACTGAACCCTAATAATGCTGGAAGCCTTGAACATGACATCATGTCATCAGGCGTTAGTTTCCCTACAGCTTTTTCTACCATCTTATGTTTTCCTTGTCTTTGATGTGGTTTAAATAATAAGATACATTGGGCGCTGTCCACGTACTTCCTGAGTACGTTTTAACGCCTAGTTCATTGAGTTTCTTTGCGATGTTACGACATGAAGGCTTGCCACAATTTGCCCTAGCTAAATCAAACATAGGCTTGATCTTTAATGCATAAGCTATTTTAATCTTAGCTTGCGCTCTACCGCCTTCGTAAGCTGCTTCCTGTAAAACACCAGCTGGCGCGCCAAGCCTTACGCCTCTAGCTTTGGCGGCCATTAACGCATTGCGCGTGTTAGTTGAAATTTGCCTTCTCGTTTCTTCATTTAAAACTGCACGAATATGCAATTCGAAAATGCTTGCTTCTGGACTTTCTGCAATGGTTAGTGGCACCTTCTCTTCCAATAGGCTACTCATCAATGCAACCGATCGAGTAAGCCTACACTGTTTGGCCACAAGTAACCTAGACCCGCTTTCATTTTTAACCATTGCTAGGGCTTTCATCATCTCTGGCCGATCGTTTTTTGATCCGCTTTCGATGTCAGTAAATTCAGCAATGATTTCAGCGTTAATGCTTCTTATGTAGGTGTAGCAAATAGTTTTTTGAGCTTCTAAGCCTAGGCCTGATTGGCCTTGCTTTTCAGTGCTTACGCGATAATAAGCTATGAATTTCATAGTGTTTACCTTTCATGGTTTAGTTTTTTAACGTGCTAATCGGTGTATGGCTTCACCATGTTTATTAAACAAATAATTATTAATCTCACAAAATTCAATAATTATATGTTCTTCGTCTTTACTTAAATCGCAATAATAGTTATATCCAAAAGTGCCATCTTCTTTTTCATATTCTTGCGGATCATTATCAAGCCAATAAATTACTTCTTTTTTTGCATCTTCATCTAAGTCTTGATATTTATATGCATCAATTAATAGTTTCATAGTGTTTACCTTTCGTGGTTTATTCATCATTAATTAAAAGAGCGTCAATAACTTCCCAGCCTAATTCAATAAGCCTATCGGATATGTGGCGCTCGTTATCTTCAAGCCATTCATTGCATTTTTTTAGGCTCCAGTTTGGTTTCAATGTTTTTATGTCTTCCGCATGCCATGTGACAGCGGCCATTGATTCAAATTTATTTGATTTCATTTTATTAACCTTTCATGGTTTTGTTAGTCTTGAAAATCAATTGCATTTTTAACAGCATATTCAATCAAGTTATATAATTCCTCGCCATATTCAGTATTGCGAGTGCCGTCTTGATTTTCTGGATCATGCTCAATACATTTTTTAGCAATGCCAAAATGATCTACAATACCAAAATAAACTTCCTGAGTGATATCGCATATTTGATCTAATTCCAAAGTGTTGATAGTCATGTTATGTACCTTTTATGGTTTCGGCCAAAATTAGCCCATAAGGGCGCTATTGCTAACGCCCTTAAAGATAACTCTAAGCTAAATGTAATTGAGCCGCGATTCCTTCAATCTCGCTGTATGGGATCGAATGACAGCCAACAGTCAGCGTCTTTCCATCAAACTTATTAACAGTGTAATAACCTAGCTTAATTGAATGATGATCTTTTACATATTGAATGCCCTTTTCATGCCATGACTTAATCAAGCCCCAAAACTTAATAGCATGATCGAGGGGAATACGCGCGCCGCGTGTGGTTTCGATTTCCTCATTCTTAATGCGTAGCGCTGTTAGTTCAAAATTATTGCGTACATCATGACCCGCGCGCCATTGCTCGAGCGCTGCGGCTTGCTCTATGATTCTTTCAGCGCGTTTGATTTTTGCTAGTTGTTTTGCGTTCTTTTCAGCTTCTACAGCTTGCGCTTCAATCAATGACAAATCAGGCGCATTGTATTTTAGTTTAAAAAACTGAGCGTATTTAATTAACTCACTATAAATACTATGAGCTTGTGCGCGATATAAATTACCATTTTTAATGGCTCTCGATGCTTTAACTAAGCAAGATGAAGCTTCATTTTCTAAAGTTGAAACTACATCATTAAATGAGAATTGATTAAATTCTAAAGAATCAAGCCCGCGTTTTGGGATGTTTAAATAAATTCTATTATTAAAATGATGTGTGGCGCTTCTCGCATAGCCTTGATGCTTTGAAGTAGTGACACTGTAAGAAGCTGTATTATAGATAACAGTATCCCCTATAATTTGAGCGATACATGTTGAATAACTATATAATTTGCCATTATGACATGACATTGAATTGGCGCTTTTACCGATGCTAGGATCGGGATCATTTGCCCAAACGTGGGAAAGTTCACTATTGCTTGAATATTTTGTTTTCATTTTGTTTTTACCTTTCAGGGTTTTAACGTGTTAATAAGCTAGGTTGAAAATAAAAAGCCCAATTTAATAAGACATCCTGAAAAGACATCTTAACTAAATCTTCTTTTTTAAATGATGATACGTTTAAAAGATCATTAATATAATCTTCTTTTTTGCCGTCTACTGTTAAGCCTTTGAATTTCATTTTGTATTTTCCTTTTATGGATTGTTAATATAATGAGTAAGTCACGATAATTTGTAACATCAATACGATATACCAAAAGGCTAGAATTGCATAGCCTAAGGGTGTTTTAATTTGCGGGTCTTTAGTTATACACCATAAAAACAACATTAAGACCGATGTACTAATAATAGATAAATAAATCATTTTGATTCCCCATTGATAATTAGAGAATCTGTATCATGGCCAAAAAGATCAATTTGCATTCTATTACCATGAATATCTGTGATCTCTAAGTTTCGTACAGTAAATGCTTTCCTGTTTGGTGACTTTGTGAAAGATGTTACTTCACTGAGTGTGATTGTTTTTACATCGTGGATGCTAAGTGTTTGCATTTTATTTACCTTTTATAGTTTATTTAAAATATCGCTTGTGTTGCTGCGATGTGTGAACATTGCGCCTATTTTTAAAAGATGTCAATAGATCAAAACGATTATTTTTGATACAATGTTTAAATGAATGAAAGCAAGTCAATAAATAAAACTTATCATATCCCTGAGCAAATAAAACTAAAGACAGTTAAAAATGAAGATCAAAGGCGCTTCTGTGTGGTTCCTTTGAAGGCCTTTTTAAATAGAAAAGTATCAGGGGAAAATCTAAGAGTATTGGCCATCCTTGCGAGTTATTGCAACAGGGGCGGCTATAGTTTTGTTAGTCTAAAGACTATTGCTAAAGACTTAAAATGCAGCCCTCAAAACATACTAAAGCATCTAAATAAGTTAGAAGCTCAGGGAATTATTGAAACAAAGTCAAACTATTTCCCGATGTTGAAAGGAAATACCCGCCGCATTATCTATGATGAAAGTATAAAAGATGATGATTTGAAAGAGCATCAATTCACTAATGCTGATATCAGTGAGATATTAAAGACTAATAAAGTTATCAATCAGTTAGAGGATAGCAATGAACCATTGAAGGTTAATCAATCAGCAATTCAGGAAGATGATGACTTAACTAGCTTGTTTAGTACTCTCTCAAAAGAGCATCAACTCATTGAGGCTGAAAGGTTACTGGCTCAGGGTTTCAGTGTATCAGAAGTAAAAGCCCGCATGGCTCTAGGCTCTTAGAGCATCCCACAAGTAGGCTAAAGGGTCGTTTAGCATACTTAATATTTCAACCCCTCTTCTCGCATCCCTAGTGCCACAAGGAAGGGCATGCATATTGATTATGATTTAGTCAGCTACCCCCATAAACGAGTACCTTCCCTCCCCCACCTAGCGCTCCTATATCGGGGTACTACACACAAATTTTTCCTGGAATTTACAGATTAACTAGAAGAGATATCGTGATTGTTTTACTAGAGTATAACTTTTTCTACAGACTGCTTTTACCTAATGACTTCCTTTACAAATATATAGATTAAATATAAACCAAATAGGATGGTATCTAATACTTTATAGGTAATATATATAATCATATGAGTATAGTTCGTGCGACAATAGGACCAAACCCGATAAGAAAACAGTATTGTTTAATTATCTTGCTAACCTTTTAAGGTTGTAGCTTCTCGTTTATGCTAGGTTATATGTAATGCACTACGCTACATACTCAGAGGTCTTATCCCCGATACTGTTGTTTGATCCAATCCTGGAACAACGAATAAGAAAGATACTCCGATTCACCACGTTTATCCCTATCTGTCAGCTACTACATTTAGGAGGGCTGGGTCATGGCCCCGTATGAGTAATATAAGCCATATTTATTTTTAAGTCAAGGTAAGGATACTATTGACATAGATATCTTAGTGATATATATTACTTACATGCGTTACAAGAAGAACGTACATCCTTTTGGTTTATTGAGAATAGCATTATCAAGAGAGATATTACATACTGATCCAAGGAATAGAGACATGACTGAACTATTTAAACAAATGCAAACTAAAGGTGTAACTCAAGCATGGACAGATTACATCATTGAAGATCTTGATGAACTGATTATTGATAATGGTGCTGAGTATGTCCTACAAAATTTAAATCCAAAAGCCAAACAATTATTAATTGATTACATTAAAGACAATAAGCCATCAAGTTATGAATACGAACTCCACCCTTCTACTGGTGAAGTTGTAAAGAAGTATACAAATGGATGCTAAAGAGTGGATGCAATCCATGGCCAAAGCTTTTGGTAAGTATGAATACAAAGTTAAGTATAAAGCAGAAGCTGGCACAGTAGAGTTAAAGAGTCCTAATTGGAAAGATGATCCACCAGGGCTAAAAGAATATAAAGCAATTGATTTAGCATTGCCAGTATTTTTAAGGAATACTAAACCACAGGCAAAAGGCAAGAACAAAAAGAAGTTAGTCAAGCAATTAACCAAGTATAAGGAGATAGTATGACAGAATTAAAACCATTCCTAGTTAGATTAACGCCCACAAGTGTTGAACTATTAAACAAAGCATCTAAACAATTAGAAAAACCTAAGGCCGTTATTATTAATGACGCAATTAAAAACTATTTATCTAAAGATTTAGGTGATCTTAATGATCGCCTTAACAAGTTAGGTCAATAATGATAGTCTATAAATGGCATCAAGCATTTAGGGAAATGGTAGATGCTAGAGAAAAGATGCAAGATCCAAAAGCATGGGCATATCGTATTATGGAAAACCCATCTAAATACCCAGACATTGCACAAAGATTTGCTAAAGAAGCAATATTTACAAAAAGTATTATGCATAAATGATATTAGAGCTTCCATACCCACCATCTGTTAATACATATTGGAGAGCCAATGGCAAAAGAAGATTCATCTCAAAAGAAGGCGTATTATTCAAGACAGCAGTCCAAGCCATTTGCTTTAGGGACAAAGTGGGATCTTTTGGCGATGCTCGCCTTTCTGTTAATATTTATATTCATCCTAGAAGTAGGCGTATATTTGATCTCGATAATTGCTTAAAAGCTATTTTAGATGCATTAATGTCGGCTGGCGTGTATGATGACGACTCACAAATAGATATGTTGTCAATTGCACGTAGCACACTGAAACCAGGAGGATCAGCAGTAGTAACTATTAGCGAATATGGAACTAAAGGATAAGTATGTACCAGCAGAACCTAGTCCGCTTGGTGACAGATTCTGTTCAACATGCTACCAATACAAGTTTAGTGTCAATGGACAATGGAAAATTGCAGCACATGGTAAGAATCGCAGATGGATTTGCGAAGAATGTATGACTAAAAAAGTAAGACCCACGCCAATTAAATAAAGGAGAAAGCTATGGCAGAACAAAAACCACGTAAACCAGGTACTGGAGTTGCATTTATTAACGAGAATAAAAAAGAAGATTGGCATGCAGACTTCACTGGTGAATTTGCAGACCATGATGGTAATTTATTTTACCTAAATGTTTCTAAGAAGCTTAGTGGTCACTCTGGTATTGAGTACATTACTGTATCTTTAGGTAAACCAAAAGTGTCAAAGGCTGCTCCAGCTAATGCAGCTCCAGCATCTTTTGATGATTTACCATCCGACTTGCCATTCTAATGACAGATGAAGTCAAAAAGAAAAACCCCATCCCTTCTCTTGCTGGCTATGGTGGTGTCCGTAGCTTGCAAAAGAAACTTGAGCGCTCAACTACGCTTCAACAGAATCGTGAAGCTGTTAGCTATACTCTTTTATGTATGGCAAATACAAAGCTTACTGATATTATGGAGTGGGATGAGCAAGGCAATATCAAAGTTAAACCGAGTAATCAGATACCAGACCACGCCTTACAAGCTATTAAGAGTATTAAATCGAATACTAAAGTTGATAAGGAAGGAAATAGCTATACGACTTTGGACATTGAGTTGTGGGATAAAGTAGGTGTACTACGTTTACTTGCAAAAGCATCTGGCTTACTAGATAATCCAGAAGAATCAGATAAACCAAGCGTATTAGGTATTAACATACGCGCACCAGAGATTATAGATAATGAAGAACTCAAAGAATCAGAATAGTTTTCAAGTTGGCGGTGACCATTACGCCAAGATGGAGATACAACCATGGCAAGCAATGGAAGCATGGCTTACACCTGAGGAATATCGTGGTTATCACAAAGGTGTAGTGATTGCGTATTTAGCTCGTGAGCTAAGTAAAGGTAAAGATTTAGATATAGAAAAATCAGCACATCACTTAAACAAGTTAGTTGATTATTTAAAGGAGAATAAATGAGTCAGCCTAATCAGTTAGAGGATCGTATTCAAAAGTTACGAGATGCTTACGCATTAAATAACATTTATCAAGCCGAGTCTTTGCAGATTATTGATGCACTTCAAGCGCAGATTGTAGTATTAAATCAGTTGTTGATGCTTGAGATCAAAGACATCGATGGCTAAAACAAAAGAAATGTCCCAGAAAGCCATTCATGGCCCTGGGATTGATTTAGACTTTAGCACCGCCCCAACAACATGGAGCTTCTTACAGTCAGATGCATTCGTGCGCGGACTGATGGGGCCTGTTGGCTCTGGTAAATCCTATGCATGTGCCGCAGAGATCATGATGCGAGCAGTTAGACAAAAGCCATCACCAGTAGATGGTATTCGTTATACACGATTTGTCATTGTCCGTAACTCATATCCTGAATTAAAAACAACAACGATTAAAACATGGCAAGATTTATTCCCAGAGAATACCTTTGGACCAATGTTATACACTCCCCCTATTACTCATCATATCCGTTTGCCATCTCGTGGAGATGCAGCGGGTATTGATTGCGAAGTTATCTTTTTAGCACTAGATCAACCTAAAGACGTACGTAAATTATTATCACTTGAATTAACAGGAGCGTGGGTAAATGAAGCTCGTGAACTTCCTAAAGCAGTTATTGACGGACTTACTCATCGTGTGGGTCGATATCCGACACAACGCGATGGTGGACCTACCTGGCATGGTGTGTGGATGGATACTAATCCAATGGATGATGACCACTGGTGGTTTAGACTAGCAGAAAAAGACAAGCTCAATGGCAAATATGCATGGCAATTCTTTAAACAACCTGGTGGTGTGATAGAAGTATCACCTGGTGATCTACCTGAGAACCCAGAAGCTAACGATCATATCTTTTCAGGTGGTCGTTGGTGGAAATTAAATAGGCAAGCAGAAAACGTAGGCAATCTACCAGCGGGTTACTACATGCAGATGCTTGGTGGTAAGAATTTAGATTGGATTAAGTGTTATGCAGAAGGTAAATACACGTACGTACAAGAAGGTCGCCCTGTATGGCCAGAGTATGACGACAGTATAATGTCAGGTGAAGTAGAATATGATCCTGAGCATGCATTACAAGTCGGTCTTGACTTTGGTTTAACACCAGCCGCAGTCGTAGGACAACGATTACCTAATGGAAGATGGGTTATTTTAGATGAGATAGTTACTTTTGACATGGGACTAGAGCGATTTGGTCAGCAGTTATTAGCAGAACTCAATGCTCGTTATCCTAAAGCACAGATTATGATGTGGGGAGATCCAGCGGGTATGCAACGAGATGCTATTTATGAGGTCACTGCATTTGATTATCTTAGAACACTAGGATTAAGAGCGCAACCTACACCATCCAATGACTTTAAAGTAAGACGAGAAGCAGCAGCTGCACCTATGCAAAGACTTATTGCTGGTAAACCAGGATTAATAATTTCTACAAAGTGCAAAATGATACGTAAATCATTAGCGGGTGGCTACCATTTTAAACGAGTAGCTGTAGGTGCTGGACATGAAAGATTTAAAGATGCGCCAAACAAAAACGAACACTCTCACGTAGGCGATGCTTTTGGGTACTTGCTTCTTGGTGGTGGCGAACATAAACGATTAACTAAAAGTCCATTGTCCTCATCTACTGTCATAGCTCAAACTGTAGCAAAGTCTGACTTTGATGTATTCAATTAATCCAGAAGTACTAGAAAACCTACCACATGTAAAAGGTAGTTACTATTTACCATTTCATGTAGATCATTTAGATAATTTAGATGGTATTGAATCATATATTCAAATGTTAGGTTTAGAAGGATTTAAAAAACAAATTGCTGGGCAAGCCACTCGCGGTCCAGTTATTACTGCTTTTATTAATGGAAAGCCAGTAGCTGTATTTGGATGTGGATTGTTATGGAATGGTGTGGCTGAGGTGTGGACTTTATTATCAGAGCAATCTAAACGATATCCAATAGCCATGGTTCGTGCGGCAAAATCATATTTAGATATCTGTTGGATAACATTTAACTTGCACAGATTGCAAATATCTGTTAAAACTTCTGATGCTGTAGCTATGCGTTTTGCTTTAGCATTAAAATTTGAGGCTGAATGTAACATGAAAAAATATAGCCCAAGCAAAGAGGATTTTACTTTATTAAGGAGATTGTAATGGGTGGTTTATTAGGCGGAGGACAGGACAATTCCGCAATGTATGCTCAAATTGAAGCACAAAAGCAAGAAACAGAAAGATTAAGAAAGCAAGCGGAGCAAGATAAGCAACAATTAGCTGCTGACATGGCTTCAAAGCGCAAAGCAAGACAGCGTAATGCATCTGCATTATTATCGCCTGATAGATTAAATCCAGAAGAAGGAATTGAGACATTAGGTTCATCTGACACATCAATCGTTTAAGGAGAATAATATGGGCGGATCATCACCATCACCCCCACCACCACCACCACCACCACCAAAAGTGGATGTAGCGCCTGAAAGAACAGCAGCAGAAACTAATGCTGCTGCAAGAAGAGCAAGACAAAGACGATCTTCATTGCTATCAGGAGCAGACGAAGCTCAATCTACTTTAGGTTCTGATACAACACTAGGAGCATAGTAATGAAACAAGACAAAATGCAAGCTAAGGTTAAGAAAGTTATGCGTGAGTATAAATCTGGCACATTGCATTCTGGCAAAGGTGGTCCAGTAGTTAAGTCACAAAAGCAAGCTGTTGCTATTGCAATGAGTGAAGCTGGCAAAACTAAAAAAGGATATTAATATGAAAGCTGGACTTTATGCCAATATTCACAAAAAAAGAGAGCGTATAGCCGAAGGATCTAAAGAAAAAATGCGCAAACCTGGATCACCTGGCGCTCCTACAGATGCTGCATTTATTAAAGCTGCTAAAACAGCAATGAAGCCTAAGAAAAAATAATGGCGATTAATATATTGCGTGAGTCGGATACGACTAAATCACGTCATGTTAATCCAGCTTATGTAGATAAAGATGGCGTAAGTTATATTGCTAGCTCTGATAGGCCATTTCCTATTTTAGACATTAATCACTTACGTTTACATGAAGGTAAGGCTTTTAAAGCATACAGAATATATCCAGACGCAACAAAGTTAGCAAATGGAGCAAGTTGCAATATAGCAATTGCATGGGCTAGTGGCGTATATGCACACATAGCAGTCGATGCAAGTTGCGGTGGTGATGCTGAACTTTATGTTTATGAAGGAGCAACTGTAACTGGTGGCACATCATTTACAGCAGTTAAAAGAAATAGAACAAGTGCAACAACAAGTCAATCAGCAATATTAATTAATCCAACTGTATCAGTCACTGGAACTGAAATTGATGCAGAAATTGTTGCTGGTGGCTCTGGTAAAAAATCTGGCGGTGGTGGATCTAATGTTTTAGAAATGGTATTAAATCCATTAACAACATATTTATTTAGATTGACTAATGTAAGTGGCTCTGCTCACATGGCTGAATTATTTTTAGAGTGGTATGAATAATGCCATTAAAGAAATATCAGAATCCTAAAGGTGGTTTGAATGAAGCTGGTCGTAAATACTTTAAACGAACAGAAGGTTCAAACTTAAAAGCACCAGTTAAGGCTGGCACTAACCCAAGGCGCGTATCTTTTGCTGCTCGTTTTGGTGGAATGTCTGGCCCATTAGTAGATGACAAAGGCAGACCCACAAGATTAAAGTTAGCATTAAAAGCATGGGGATTTGGTAGCAAAGAAGCAGCAAGAAATTTTGCAAATAAAAATAAGAAAGATTAATTATGGCAGAGATGATGAGATTATCCGCTGATGATGTTTTAAAAAGACATGATAAAGCGCTAACAAAAAAAGAAGACTTTAGAAGTTTATACGATGAAGCGTATGAATTTGCTTTGCCACAACGTAATCTTTACGATGGTTATTATGATGGCAAGACTACTGGTCAAAAGAAAATGAATCGTGTGTTTGATTCTACAGCCATTAACTCTACACAAAGATTTGCTAATCGTATGCAATCTGGCATATTTCCACCACAACGTAAGTGGTGCAGACTTGAACCAGGACCAGATATTCCTGAGGATAGAAAAGAAGAAGCTCAAGCAGCTTTAGATATTTATGCAGATAAACTATTTGCTTCTTTAAAGCAATCAAACTTTGATATTGCTATTGGTGAGTTTTTATTAGATCTCTCAGTAGGAACTGCTGTAATGATGGTGCAGCCTGGTGATGATGTTAATCCACTTAACTTTATTCCTGTGCCACAATTCTTAGTATCATTTGAAGAAGGCGCTAATGGTCAAGTAGATAATGTATATAGACGTATGCGTCTTAAAGGCGAGTCTATTATGCGTCAATGGCCAGATGCAATTATTCCAGAAGATTTGCAAAAGAAGATTGATCAAAAACCAACAGAAGATTTAGAGTTTATTGAGGCTACAGTATTAGATCAAAAGCGCGGTGATTTTTGTTATCACGTTATTCATAAAGAATCTAAAACAGAGCTAGTCTATAGACGTATGGTAGAAAGTCCATGGATTGTATCACGCTATGCAAAAGTAGCTGGTGAGATTTATGGTCGCGGTCCGTTAATTACTGCATTGCCTGATATTAAAACATTAAATAAAGTAAAAGAGTTGGTGTTAAAAAATGCATCACTTGCTATTGCTGGTGTTTATACAGCAGCGGATGATGGTGTATTGAATCCTAATACAGTTAAGATTATTCCTGGCGCTATTATTCCTGTAGCACGTAATGGTGGTCCACAAGGCGAATCATTGAAACCATTGCCAAGAGCTGGAGACTTTAACGTATCTCAAATTATCATTAATGATTTAGTGCAAAACATTAAGCGCATCTTACTTGATGAATCATTGCCACCAGATAATATGTCAGCTCGTTCTGCTACAGAAGTTGTAGAGCGAATGAAAGAATTATCACAGAATTTAGGCTCTGCATTTGGTCGCCTGATAAATGAAACTATGATACCATTGGTAACTAAGATATTAAGAGTTATGGATGATCGTGGTTTAATTGACCTACCTCTTAAAGTTAATGGGCTTGAAATTAAAGTATCAGCAGTAGCTCCATTGGCTATGGCTCAGAATATGGAAGACGTACAAAATGTGTTGCAATACGCACAAATTGTACAACAAGCTGGACCACAGGCTCAAATGACATTAAAGGCAGATGCTATGATGGATTACATTGCAGAAAAATTAAGTATTCCACAAAAGTTACGCAATACCCAAGAAGAGCGTATGGCAATGCAACAACAAATGGCTCAGATGGCTCAACAAGTATCACAACAAAATCCTGAGTTAGCACAACAAGTCGCAACTCAAGCAGTACCTAAAATGCTTGAACAAGGTGGTATGTAATGGCTGGATGGGATGACTTAGAGCAAGGATTACCATTAGATATTAGAGATGTTCAGCAAGCTAGAGATGATATAGACAGATTATCTTTACGTGTGTTAGGCGATGAAGATGGTAAGAAGTTGATGGAATGGTTAAGACAAACAGTTTTAGAGCAGCCAGTTGCCTTGCCTGGTAGCGATTCTAGTTATGCTTATTACCGAGAAGGTCAAAATAGCATAGTAAGAGATTTAGAAGCAAGGTTAATTCGAGCAAGGAAAATGTAATGATAGATGACTCAATCGAGCCTAGTAATGAGGAAGTATCTCAAGAATCTGGCTTACTCGACAACGCATCACCAGAAGTAGAAGCGCAAGAAGCAAATCCAACAAAAACAGAAATATCACATCTTGATACACCAGAAGATGATGGTCCATTAGAAAGACCAGATTGGTGGCCAGAAAACTTTTGGAAGAAAGATGATTCAGAACCAGACCTGGAAGCGATTGCAAAATCATGGACAGATCTTCGTAAGCAAATCTCACAAGGTAAACACAAGGCTCCAGCAGATGGTAACTACGATTTATCATCATTTGGTTCTACTCCAGATGAAGACCCAGTAAAAGCTCATGTCATTTCATGGGCTAAAGATTATGGCGTAAGTCAAGCTGCTTTAGATTCATTGGTAGGCAAAGTAGTTGAAATGGGATTTAATAATCAACAAAATGTAGCCATGAGCGTAGAGCAAGAGAAAAAAGCGCTTGGACCAAATGCTGATGCTCGTATTAATGGCATGGTTAAATGGGCTAGTAGCTTAGTTAATAAAGGCGTATGGGGTAAAGATGACTTTGAGGAATTTAAAGTCATGGGCGGAACTGCTAAAGGCATAGCTGCTTTAGAAAAGTTAAGATCTGCTTATGAAGGAAGAGTTCCTACTCAATCTGCTCCATTGGATGGCGCTCCATCTAAAGAAGAGCTATATGCTATGGTTGGTGACCCAAAATATAATACAGATCCAGCATATCGCAAGAAGGTAGAAAGAATGTTCCAAGCATCATTTGGTGCATAATAGTCTCCGTAGTAGCTTTTGACCCACTTCGGTGGGTCTTTTTTTTGTCTAAAACGCAAAATACTTGCATAAATTTGTAAAATATGCTAAAAACCATACAAGGCTAATTGCATTCGCAACCCTTCACACAAGTCGTCTTGTCGTTTGGCTATCGTAAATAGCAAGCAACGGCCCAGAACGTCTGGCTAACCAAAGCGATAAACTTTATTTTTTATCAATTCTAGGAGAATAACATGGCTATTGGATTATCTAATGCTTTTGTAACCCTCTTTGATGCCGAAGTTAAACAGGCTTACCAAGGTAAAGCTAAATTAGTTGGTGCAGTTCGCCAAAGACGCGGTGTTGAAGGATCAGTAGTAAAATTTCCTAAAGTAGGCAAAGGCGTTGCTACTTTAAGAATCCCACAAACAGATGTATCACCATTGAATGCTGGCTTTAGCCAAGTAACTGCTACTTTAGCAGACTGGAATGCAGCAGAATATTCTGACATCTTTATGCAACAAAAAGTAAATTTTGACGAAAGACAAGAGTTAGTGCAATTAGTATCTAACGCTATCGGTCGTAGACAAGATCAAATGATTATTGATGCGCTTGTAAACTCATCAACATCATTAACAGTGTCTAACGATATCGGTGGTTCAGACACTAACTTAAGCGTAGCAAAACTACGTGAAGCTAAACGTCTATTAGACAAAAACAACGTTCCACCAGAAGGTCGTCACATTGTTCTTCATGGCAACAACTTAGCTTCATTACTTTCAGAAACAGCAGTAACTTCTTCTGACTTTAATACAGTTAAAGCTCTTGTAGCTGGTGAACTAAATACTTTCTTAGGCTTTACATTCCATTTATTGGGTGATCGCTCAGAAGGTGGTTTACCAATTGATGCTTCTTTAGATCGCAAAGTTTTTGCATTCCATAAAGATTCTATCGGTTACGCAGAAGGTATCGCTCCTCGCACAGAAATTAATTACATTCCAGAAAAAACTTCATTCCTTGTGAATGCTGTATTCTCTGCGACTGCAACTACTATCGATGCTGAGGGTATTGTTCAACTCACATGCCGTGAATCTTAATTTAAGGAGATACTAAATGGCTTATTCATCAACTGGTTTAAACGCTGCTGGCGGTCAATCAAAATCTGGTAATGCTCCTCAAATTTGGACATATACTAGTGCTGATTCAATCGCTACAGTAAACACAACTTCTTACTTTGATAGTGCTTCTTCACTTTTAAAAGTGGGCGACATTATTTTTGTTTACGATTCAGCAACTCCTACAATGAGCATTGTATATGTATTATCAAATACATCTGCTGGCGTTGTAGACGTATCTGATGGTTTAACAGTAACAGCAACAGATACAGATTAATAGTCTGTATTGCAGTAAGTAACTTGGGTAGGGCGGGTGTTTTGCACTCGCCTTATTCTTACATTTGGAGATA